TAGTGGATCGAATATTGCAAACTCATCTGGTTATTCAATCACGGTTGGAAAAAGAGATTCAGATGGTGATGTGACGGCAACCGATAATTTCTACTACTTTACTGTAGACACAGACACTGCTACAAGTGGAGGAGTATCAGGAGGAGGCAATAATTGTTCGGCTGGTCCGGCAACTTTAGAGGCATAATATGGCAGGATTTACATACTCAACACTTACAACAGCAATTGGAAATTATACAGAAGTAGGAACTTCGGTCTTATCTAGTACGATTACTGATCAATTTATTGATAACTCTGAACTTAGAATACAGAGAGAAATTCCTATTGATGCCGATCGAAAAGAAATGATAGGCAATTTAACAGCTTCGAAAGACAATGTTTATGCTCCAGCAGGGACTTTATTTGTTAGAGATCTTCAAGTTTATACTTCAACGACAGTTGCAACAGGAACCAATAGCTTTTTAATTAAGAAGGATATTAGCTATCTTAGAGAATATGATGCCGCTGAAACAACAACGGGAACACCCAAATATTACGCAATGTCAGGTGGAGCAGAAGGAACTGGAGCAACATCTTCAGGACGAATTACTATTGTGCCAACACCGAGCTCGGCTTTTATGTATAAAATTCATTACAACGCTAGACCGGTAGGATTGAGTTCGGCGAATACGACAACTTATTTAAGTCTTAACTTTGGCAATGGATTACTATATGCATGTTTCGTAGAGGCCTTTAGTTATTTGAAAGGTCCGCAAGATATGTTACAACTATATGAACAAAAGTATCAAACTGAAGCACAGAAGTTTGGAGGAGAACAAATTGGTAGACGAAGAAGGGACGACTATACAGATGGAGAACCGCGTATACCCGTTCAATCTCCGGCACCGTAAGGATTAAAATATGGCAACACTAACAGTAACAGTCAAAGAAGCAATTACACTCAACAACATCGATTATGGATCAGAAAGATCTTTAGATATTTCCAGTGTTAATGAAGTTGTAAAAAGAGTCGTAACCGCATCAACAACAGAATGCGGTTTAATAGGATTTATATCAGCTATTAGCGGAGTAGGTGTGACTGCAAACAAAGTAGGTTATGTCGCAGGAATCTTTGATGACGGCGATGTACGATATATTAGAATTACAAATTTAGATTCATCCAATCATATTATGTTAACGTTTAGAGATGAAGATGACACAGAATATAGAATGAAGGTTGACGCTGGTCATTCGTTTATTTATCCAGGTGATAATAGTGGTGGCGTAGCTGATACCATGAAGGCAGCAGGATCAGCTTTGGCTTCAGGTCTTGCAAATTTAGTCGACATTACCGTGGATGCAGATACTGCAGGGTGTGATGTAGAAATTTTCGTAGGGAGCGCGTAGAATAAATGGCATCAAGTTATACAGGATTAGGTATAGAAAAAATGACTACTGGCGAAAACGCCGGTACATGGGGATCTAAAACTAATACCAATTTACAACTCGTTGAACAAATTGCTGGTGGTTATACTGAACAAGCTATTTCATCAACAACGACTACGCTGTCCGTTTCTGACGGATCAACAGGCGCAGTGCTTGGACACAGAATTATAAAATTTACAGGAACAATTAGTGAAGCTACTGTGGTGACAGTTCCTTTGGATGTTCAACAGATGTATATTCTGATGAATGGCACATCAGGAAACTATACTGTTACATTTAAATATGTCTCTGGATCAGGTGATACAGTTGTTTTTAAAGGTACAGATAAAGGAACTAAACTTGTTTATGCTACTGCTGATGATGGTACTGATCCAAACATGGTTGATACAGGTATTGCATCACATCAAATACATAATACTGTAACAGTTGGTATTGATGACACGGGTTATGATGTTAAATTCTTTGGGGCAACAGCAAGTGCTTATATGCTTTGGGATGAGTCAGCAGATGATTTAGTCTTAGCAGGTGCTGCAGGAATTGACCTTGCTGGTGATATTGATGTTGATGGTACAGCTAATTTAGACGCTGTTGATATTGATGGTGCTGTACAAATAGATGGTGCAACTACTGTTGGTGTTGATGGCACAGGACTAGATGTAAAATTCTTTGGTGATACTGCTGGAAGTTTCTTATTGTGGGATCAATCAGCAGATGCATTATTATTAACAGATTCAACTCCAATACAAATTGGAGATGCTCAAGATTTAACTCTTTACCATGATGGTTCAAATTCATATATTACAAATGCAGTAGGTGCGTTAAAAATTGCAACAGAAACTTCAGGAATCGCATTAACAATAGGTCATACAACTTCAGAAACAACAATAGCAGATAATTTAACTGTAACAGGTGATGCAGATATTGATGGAACAGCAAATTTAGACGCTGTTGATATAGATGGTGCTGTACAAATAGATGGTACAGTAACTGTTGGTGTTGATGACACAGGATTAGATGTAAAATTCTTCGGTGCTTCTGCTGGTGCATACATGGAATGGGATGAAAGTGCAGACCAACTTAGAATTATGGGAGCATCTGCGGATGCTACGACTAGTACAGGTAAACTGCTTTTAGCTACATCTTTAACAGATATTAATGCAAATGACGTAATAGGAAAAATAGAATTTCAAGCTCCACATGAAGCTGGAGGAACAGACGCTATTACTGTTGCTGCTTCCATTCAAGCTCTTGCTCAAGATACATTTAGTTCTTCTGTCAATGCAACAGATTTAAAATTTTATACAGGACATTCAGAAGCAGCTACAGAGAAGTTTAGAATGACTTCTCAAGGAGAGTTGGGTGTCGGAGGTGCTAATTACGGTACTGATGGACAAATCCTAACATCTACTGGCGCAGGAACAGCTCCTGCATGGGAAGATGCTGCAGCCGCTAGTTCAGTAGCTGCGGATGATATTTCAGCTGGTGATGCAGCGGTTACACTTGGAAATGCAAGTACATCAGCAGATGTTACATTAGACTCTGGCGATGATGTTGTTATCGATGCAGCTGGTGGAAATGTAGAATTTAAAGACGCTGGTACACTTCAACTAAGTTTAGATATGGATGGCACATCCGGTGTCCAAATTATTAAACTCGGTGTTAATGCAGATGACTTAGTATTCCAACAATACGACGGTAATGAAGTCATGAGAATTAATGATGATAGGAAACTTTATTTCTATGACGATGGCGGAGAAAATATTTCCTCGGATGGAACTGATTTTACCTTTGCATCTGGAAACGATATTAATTTAACAGCAACAACAGATATTAATGTTCCTTCTGACGTTGGATTAACTTTTGGTAACGATGCTGAAAAAATCGAAGGCGATGGAACAGACTTAACTATTGCTGGTAATAATATTAATTTAACTGCGGTAGCAGATGTTGTTATTCCAGCGAATGTTGGAATCACTTTTGGTAGTGGTGAAAAAATTGAAGGTGATAGTACAGACTTAACGATTACTTCAGGTGCTAAGATTAATTTAACAGCAACATCAGATGTACATATGCCAAATGACGTTGGAATAGTCTTTGGTGGTGCGAGTGAAAAAATTGAAGGGGATGGAACTGATTTAGTTATCTCTGCAAATAATTTAACCGTTGATGCTGCAGCCGACATTATCCTAGATGCTGCTGGTAATAATGTAACATTTAAATCTGGAGGAACTTCAATTTTAGATATTTCTAATAGTTCAAGTGACGCCGTAATTACAGCTAGTGTTCAAGATAAAGATATTATATTTAAAGGTGATGATGGCGGAGCTGCTGTTACAGCTTTAACTTTAGATATGTCAGCGGGTGGTATAGCTACTTTTAGTGCTGCCGCTAATGTAGCTCAAGCAGCATTAACATCATCTAGCAACGCTGTAGCGTGGGATGCTTCTGATAAACCAAACGCATATCATTTAACAACAGAGAACACTACTATTTCTGCACCAAGTAATGCAGTAGAGGGTGCTTTTATTTGTTTAGAAATTAATTATGATGGAAGTCATACGATTGGCTGGAATGCAATTTTTAATTTTGCCGCTGATACTGCTCCGACTACAACAGATACAGATGCAAAAACGGACATTTTTGTATTCAGATACAATGGAGCAATTTGGCAAGAAGTAGGGAGAACTTTAAATATACCTGAAAGTTAATAGGAGATAATATGTGGGCTTTAATAGAAGACGGATCAATTACAAAATTAATCAATAAACCAAGAGGTATGATTATTGATAATATTCAATATTCAAGAAACATATTCTCTTTTCGATGGAGTAACGAAGAAAGAGAAGCTATTGGACTTTATGAAGTAGTCTTCAATAATACAAAGAAGAAGGATGAAGAGTATTATACTAATACCAATCAAACTTTTACTTATGACGCAGATGCAGGAACGGTAACTGCAACTTATGGTGATGCTACGGCTAAAGCTCATGCGGATACTTTATTCACTGAAGATGATGAAGATAATGGATTAGGTACTGAAGGTGAGGTTAAAGTTGAAGGATTAAAAACAATTAGAATTAGAGCAGTTAAATCTAAAGCTGAAGATATATTAAAAAATACAGACTGGTACATAATTAGAAAAGCAGATGCTGGAACATCCGTTCCATCAGCAATTACAAATCATAGGGCAGCGGTGCGGACTAAATGTGCTTCTATGGAAACTGCGATCACCAATGCGTCAA